CCACCCGACATCTGCGGACTTCGGCGCACAGTTCAGCGTATTATCGTGTTTTCGAGAGAGAGAGCCTGTGAGAGAGAGAGCAGCCCGTTTGACGCAGCAGAACGCATCTGGGTGCGTGTTTCGTCGTGGGCGGTAAGGGGTCTGGCAGGCGACCGAAGCCTGTCGAGCAGAAGCGCAGGCTGGGGAATCTCGGCGGCAGGCGGCTGCCGTCGCAGGCTGAGATCATCGCTCTGCCGTCTCTGGTGAGCGAGATGCCTGAGCCGCATCGCCCACTCGGTCAGCACGGCAAGGAACTGTGGCAGCGCATCTGGTCGTCGGGTGCTGCGTGGCTGCGACCTGCTCTCGACGGTGACATCGTGCTCATGGCGTGCGAGATGACTGATGAGCGCACCGTGCTCAGGCAGATCGTGTTCACGCAGTCGGGTGCGTGGCGTGAGCGTCGAGCGTTGCGTGAGATCGACCGCCAGATAACTAGCCTGCTCTCGCAGATCGGTTTCTCACCGACCGACCGTGCGACACTAGGGATAGGGGAACACAAGCAGCATGAGTTCGCAAAGATCAGACAGCGCATCGAAGCGAAGCGTGCTGCCGCCAACGAGTAGGTGGCAGCCAGCGTTCTACACGCCACGCATCTCGAAACTGAGCGACGGCGACGAGATCATCAGGTTCGCTGCCGAGCACTTCATCGTGCTGAAAGGTTTCAGGGCTGGTGAGCCGCTGCTGTTCACTGCGTGGCAGAAGTGGCTGCTGCGTGCGCTGTTCGAGCGTGATGCCGATACGCAGCGTCTCAGGTATCGGCGTGCGCTGATAGGTCTGCCACGCAAGCAAGGCAAGTCGCTGATGCTGTCGGCGGTCGCCGTGTATGGGCTGATCACTGGCGAGTCTGGCGCAGAAGTGTATGTGGTCGCTGGTGACAGGCAGCAGGCTCGCATCATCTTCGGTGAAGCGAAGCAGCAGATTCAGATGTCGCCCGTGCTGTCGCAAGAGTGCAAGGTGTATCGAGATGCGATCGAGATGCCACGCTTCGGGTCGATACTGCGTGTGCTCTCGTCAGAGTTTAAGGGTCAGGCTGGTCTGAATCCGTCGCTCGTGCTGTTCGATGAACTGTGGAATCAGAGCACGCCCGATCTCTACGACCAGATGACGCTCGGCTCTGGTGCTCGCATCGAGCCGCTAACGGTGAGCATCACGACCGCTGGCTACGACCTAGATACGGTGGCAGGGCATCTGTATCAGTACGGGAAGAAGTGTGCGGCTGGTGAGATCGACGACCCGACCTTCGGCTTCTGGTGGTGGGAAGCGGCGACCGACTGTGCGCTCGGTGACGAGAAGCAGTGGCGCATCGCCAACCCGAATCTGAGTGAACGGCTGCTCGACATCGACGACATGAGAACCGCTGTGAAGCAGACAGATGAAGCAGCGTTCAGACGGTGGCGGCTGAATCAGTGGGTGAGAGCGCAAGAGTCGTGGCTGCCTGCTGGTGCGTGGGAACAGTGCCGAGATGATCGTGGGCTGCGACACGATCTGCCGATCTGGGTCGGTATCGACATGGCTCTGAAACACGACAGCATCGCTGTGGTCATCGCTCAGCCGCAAGACGATGTGGTGGTGACTCGTGCTCGCATCTGGCAGCCGAGAGACGAAGGCGTTGATGTCGCCGCAGTCGAAGCGCATCTGCGTGCGCTGCACGCCGAGTATCAGGTGCGAGAGTTCGTGTTCGACCCTGCCTACTTTCAGCGGTCGGCGGAAGCACTAAGCGATGACGGTCTGCCTATGGTCGAGTTCCCACAGTCTGCTGCTCGCATGATTCCTGCGTGCGGTCACGCCTACGAGATGATCGTGAACAGGCGTGTGCTGCATGACGGCTCACCGACATACAGCGATCAGGTTCTGTCTGCTGCGCAGCGCATGACCGATCAAGGGTGGCGACTGTCGAAAGGGAAGAGCAAGCGAAAGATAGATGCGTGCATCAGTCTTGTCATGGCTCTCGATCGTGCGACATCACGCACACAGAGCACGAGTGTTGCGCCTAGTATCGTGCAGGTATGGAACTGAACCGCAGCGCACTCAGCACTCTTCTGGAACTAATCGGCGCAAGTCTGCTAGTCATCGGTGTCGGTCTGCTCTCGATTCCCGTCTCATTCATCGTCGGCGGCGTGCTACTGACGCTGTTCGGTGCGAGTCTCGGCAGGTCTGAACCGTGAGTCTGCTGCGCAGACTCGTCGAGCGTCGTGCTCTACCGACGAGCATCGACCCGTATCAGATCACGGCACGCCCGTTCTACCCTAACTATTCGGGTGAGATTGTCACAGAGACGACCGCATTCGCATCGACGGCGGTGATGTCAGCCGTAGGTCTGCTCGCAGATTCGGTCGCTGCCATGCCACTCGAACTCACCCGTCTGCGTGGCGGTCGCATCGAACGGCTGCCGACACCGAGCGTGCTCATCAGACCGAATCAGACTCAGACGATGTTCGAGTTCGTGCATCAGGTGATGCTCTCGCTCGCACTGTACGGCTGCGCCTACATCTACGCACCACGCAGGGCAGGCGAACTACCAGCAGAGATGCGATGCCTGCACCCGAACCTGATCAAGAACGCCTACATCAGCGATGACGGCAGTGCCTACTATCAGGTCGGCAACACCGAGCATTCGAGCAGCGACATGAAAGCGATTCACTGGCTACTGCTACCGAATCAGTTGCGTGGCATCTCACCGCTGGAAGCACTGCGCAACACGATCGGCACGAGCATCGCTATGGATAGATTCCTAGCGCAGTTCTACGGCGAAGGCGCAACGCCGAGCAGCGTGCTCGAAACAGATGCGACGATCACCGAAGAGCAGGCACGCATTCTGCGTGACACATGGGCAGACGCTCACACTCGCCGTCGCAAGCCTGCGGTGCTAACTGGCGGTCTCAGGTGGAAGTCGGTCACGACGAGCGCAGCAGATATGCAGATGCTTGAACATCGTGAAGCGATCGTGCGTGACATCGCTCGTGCCTACCGCATACCGCTGCACATGATCAACGCATCTGGCGGCAACTCGCAGACCTATCAGAATGTCGAGCAGTCTGGCATCAACTTCGTTCGCTACACGCTGCTGCCGTTCATGCGCCGCATCGAAGATGCGATCAGCGAGATGCTGCCACTCACGCAGAAGGTGCGGTTCAACGCATCAGAGTTCGAGCGTGCAGACCTGACAACCCGTGTGAAGGCGCAGCAGTTGCAGATCATGTCTGGCACGATGACACCGAACGAAGCACGAGAGCAAGAGAACCGTGAGCCGTATGAAGGCGGCGATCAGTTCATTCTCGGTGTCGCTGGCGCACCAATGGCTGGTATCAGTGGCGGCGACCTGCCGACGCTCGGCACAGACGCAGCACCACCTGAGAGATAGTCATGCCGTTCGGAATCTCTGAGAGTCAGCCCGACTGCGGCGGCTGGGCGACCGTGAAGCAGGAAGCAGACGGCTCGTTCACGACTATCGGCTGCCATGTCACGAAGCAAGATGCGATCGACCAGATGATCGTCGTGTCGCTCAGCGAAGACATCGAGCCGCTAGGTCAGATCGATGCTCGCAGTCTCGTGATTCATAACTACGGCACGGTGAACATCACGCAGAGTGAAGTCGAGATCGAAGAAGAAGAGACCGACGAAGAAGAGCCGATGACCGAGCCAGACGAGTCAGGCATGAACTATGAAGAGCGAGCACCGTCGCTCATCGCACCTGAGTTCATGGCTGCGTCTGCTAAGCGTGGTCTGCGTCTGCACGAAGAAGGTCTGTCTGGCGACGGGCTGATGCCTGCGACCGTCGCTGATGCTCGCCGTATGGCGAACGGTGAACCGCTGAGCGAAGCGAAGTGGCGCAAGATACCTGCGTGGATAGCGAGACACATCGTCGATCTTGACGCAGTGGAAGGCGACGAGATAACTGCTGGTCTGGTGGCGATGCTGCTGTGGGGTGGCGGCTCATCGAAAGAGAGCGCACGCCGAGCGCAGGCGTATGCCGAACGCATCGTCGCACAGTTCGATGCAGCATCTAGCGAAGGCGACGGTCGCAGCATTATGCTGGCGGCGACTATGAGCGACCCGATCGAACAGCGGTGGTGCATCACTGGCGCAGATGAGAAGCGCATCGCCTACACGACGCTCGATCTGCGTCAGGCAGATGACGGCGCGACGCTCTACGGGTACGCAGCCGTGTTCGATTCACCGAGCGAGCCGATGCCGTTCGTCGAGTATGTGAAGCGTGGCGCATTTCAGAAGACGATCAAAGACGGCGCAGATGTGCGGCTGCTCATCGACCACGAAGGTGTGCCGCTGGCACGCACGAAGTCAGGCACGCTCAGGCTCAGCGAAGACGAGCGTGGTCTGGCGGTCGAAGCAGAACTCGACCCGATGAACCCTGACGCTGCACGAGTCATCTCAGCGATGAAGCGTGGCGACCTATCGCAGATGTCGTTCGCCTTCCGAACTATCAAAGACTCATGGTCAGACGATCGCACCGTGCGTGAACTGCGTGAAGTGCAACTGTTCGATGTGAGCGTCGTGACATTCCCTGCCTACGAGCAGACCGTCGCAGAGATCAGGTCGAGACTGTTGCAAGACGAAGCGCAGCCACCTACACTGACATCGACGAGCACAGCCGTCAGCGTGCGTAAGGCACAGTTGGCACTCGCTCGCCGCAAGTAATAGTCAGCCGAGACACAGCCGAGAGATCACTGTCGAAGTCTCACTGAGTGACACACCGACTCACACCTAAGGAACAGACATGACCTACTCGAAGAACCTGACCGAGAAGCGTGACGCAGCACTCGCTGCCGCCGATGCTGTGGTGGCTGCCGCCGCCGATGCGAAGCGTGAACTCACGACCGAAGAAGATGCACAGATCGCACAGACGCTCGATGTCGTGCGTGATCTCGACGAGCAGATTCGCCGTCACAAGGAACTGGAAGAGCGTGCCGCTGCCGCCGCCGAGAGCCGCAAGGCTACTGGTGTCGAAGCCGCTGTGACGACCGTGAAGAGCGAGCCACGCACCTACTCGCCGCAGTCATCGAACTCGTTCATCGCTGATGCGTTCCGTGCGCAGTTCAGCAACGACTTCTCAGCGCAAGAGCGTCTCGCACGCCACATGCGTGAAGAGCAGGTCGAGCGTCGTGATGTCACCAGCAGCAACTTTGCTGGTCTCATCGTTCCGCAGTTCCTGACCGATCTCGCCGCACCGTTCGCCCGTGCAGGTCGCCCTGTCGCTGACCGTGCTCGCAGGCACGCTCTGCCCGATGCAGGTCTCACGATCTCGATCTCGAAGGTGACGACTGGCTCAGCCGTCGCTTCGCAGACCGAAGGTGCAGCAGTGCAAGAGACGAACATCGACGACACGAAACTCGACATCTCTGTCGTGACCGTCGCTGGTCAGCAGAATGTGAGCCGTCAGGCGATCGAGCGTGGCACGAATGTCGATACGCTCGTCATGGCTGATCTCATGGCTGCATACCACACCGACATCGACAACTTGCTGGTGGCAGAACTGTTCTCTTCGGCTGGTCAAGCAGTGACCTACACCGATGCATCACCGACCGTCGCAGAGTTGTACCCGAAGTTGGCTGACGCTGTGCAGAAAGTGCAGACGACTTTCTACGCTGGTCCGAATGCGATCATCATGCACCCACGCCGTCTCGCCTTCATCTTGGCGGCTGTCGATGGTCAGAACCGACCAGTCGCAGTTCCGTCGCCATACGGTGTGAACCCTGTCGCCACTGGCGCAGGCTCACCGCAGTACGGCAACAGCGGCTACTCGATCATGGGTCTGCCTGTCATCACCGATGCGAATGTCGCAACGAACAAAGGCAGTGGCACGAATCAAGACACGATCTATGTCGGCAACCTGCAAGAACTGCACCTGTGGGAACAGGGCAACGGCGACCCGATGATGCTGCGCTTCGAACAGCCGAAGGCTGCCGAACTCGACATCACGATGATCGTTTATGGCTACTCAGCCTGCACCGCTAATCGCTACCCGAATGCATGGGCGCAGATCAACGGAACTGGTCTGGTCACACCCACCTTCTAACTTGTGACGCTGGTAGCACCACCACTGGTGCTCTGCTACCAGCACACAGTCAGCATCTATGAGTGACGCACGCCTGATAGCCGCACTGCTCGATGAGCGTCGTGGCTATCTTGCACGACGACTCGCAGATCGTGTCGCTGATGTCGATGCTGCTCTCGCTGCACTGAACTACGCTGTGGCAGAGACAGCGACTATCGAGCCGCAGGTAGAGACTGCGACGAGAAAGAAGCCGCTGCGACGAAAGAGAGACTGACGCATGGCGAT